CGTAATGCACGTTTTGTTTGTGAGGCCGCAGTAATGTTTTTTAAAGATCCCGCCAAGTTGCTTCAACAGCTTGATCGAGACATATCGTCTTTAGCATTACTTGGCACGATCAAGTCTGCTGAACGAGCCGTTAGCGAGCTTCAGCAAGAAGGGCCAAGCTGGACTGGAAAATTTTCTAATTCTTGGGAGATCAATGGTCCTCAAGGGCAGCAAGTCAAAGGCGATGGTCAGCCTGGCGAACCTCGGCGTGTTGTTTTTCAAGAGGGTCCTTTCAGCGGTCCTCAAGCTCTTCGAGTGCTTGTCCGGACAGGTGTTACTACCAGAAAAGCAGTATTTAAGATTGACAATTTTAGTCCTTGGGCTGCTTATGCCAGCGATCTAGCTGAGGGTAAATTCGCTCCTCGCACTTCAGAGCCTCAAACGCAACTGGGCAAGAGTAAGTGGGAACGATCAGGTCAAGCTCGACCTTCAGGGTCTAGTTACCGGTATCAAACTTCCGGAGGAGGAGAGGGTAATGCTTCTCGTACAGCTAAGAAGGACTGGCTTACCAGCTATATCAATGGTGGCAGGCTAGATAAAGCCGTTGAGATTGAGGTAGATAAAATATCTCGTAGACTTGGGTTTAAGGCATGAGATACCAAGAGGTCCGAGCTGCCGTTGAAGCCCCCATCCAAACGGCATTTGGAGCGCTGAGCCCTGCAGTGCCTGTGTTTTTCGACAACATCACGGCTGCACCAGCAAATACAACAACCGAGTATGTCAAGGTTTCGATTGAGTTCGGTTTAACAACCGAGCAAACGTTAGAGGGCAACCTTGATCGAATTCGCGGCAGTATTGTTATCCGCGTTTACACGGAAAAAGGCAAAGGCCCCGCAAGAAATCAAACTTTGATTAACGAGGCGGTTACTACACTATTAAGCCTTAGTGCGTCCACAAGGGCGGCAACAGGCATTTATCTGCGCCCGGGAGCGATAAACGGACCAACGCTTTCAACAACTGAAGACGCTCCACATTTAGTGGGACGTATAGATACTGGTTTTATTGCTGAAGACCACGGTTAGATGTTTTGTTGCCTACGCGCTAAGCTGTATATGTCCGGGTTCCGCCCGTAAAGTCCACCATTCCCCGTTCTACGAATGGCTACCGTCCTTTCGGGCACCTCTGGAGCCCTTTATTACAAGCCCGCTGGCACGTCAGCAACCTTCAAGGAAGCTGATGTTGACGTTTCTGGCGATTCAATCACTGTTGGCACCTACCTGAACTTCAAGGTAGGCGACAAAGTTCAGTTTTCCGTTGAAGACGGTTCCGGCGGCACCGGTACTGGCACGCTGCCTGCTGGTATCAGCGCTAGCACTGACTACTTCGTGATTTCTTACACGGCTTCCACCGGAGTGTTGCAAGTGTCCGCTACCTCTGGTGGTTCAACCATCACGATTACCGACGACGGCACGATCACCGGTAGCAACGTTTTTGCCGTCAACTTCGAGACGTTCCAATCTGTGGCAAACGTCCGCAGCTGGGAATTTGAGGTGACTCGCGAAGAAATCGATGTGACGAGCATCGGTGGAACGCTTGGTCAGACTGCTCCGTTCCGCACCTTCATCTCTGGTTTTGCAGATGGCACCGGCTCTGCCGATGTGTACTTTACGGATGATGACACCGGCATCACCGCACGTCTGATTGAAGATGTAACCCAGCGCAAGCAAGCTGGTGCAACCTTCAAGCTGTATATGGACACGGTTGTTTCTTCGGGTACGGTTGACGACACGAAGAGCCGCTCCATTCAGGTTGAAGCTGTGCTGACTTCAGCCAGCTACTCAGTTAGCCCTGATGATGCTCAGACTGTGTCAATCAGCTTCCGTCCAACTTCTGCTCCTACGTTCGACTTCAGCAAGAGCTGATAGGCGATCTAAAGACAAGGCCCCTGACATTGTCGGGGGCTTTTTTGATGCTACTGTAGTAGCACAATCAACTGGATATTCATGGCACTCCGCGCCATTGATCGCCTCAAGAAAGCAGCAAACCTGGAGCCGATTAAAAAAACGGTTGAGCTTTCAGATGGCACTGAATTTGAGATGTGGATGACGCCTCTGACGATGGCAGAGCGTGAACGTGCTCAAAAGCGTGCTGGATCGGATGATGCCAATGCTTTTGCATTGCAACTGTTGATTGCCAAGGCGCAGGATGAGGTGGGCAAGGCCTTGTTTTCTCCAGGCGAGATCGATGTTTTGAAGAATGAAGTGAAGGACAGCGATCTGCAGTCACTGATGCTGGCAATTTTGACTGACAAGGAAGAGGAAGCTATTGACCCAAAATCCTGAGTGCTGAGCTTCGGAGAGACAACTGGTTGATGCTCCAGTTTGGCGTTGCCAAAGAGCTTGGCATGGGTCTGTCGGAGCTTCGTGCAACCATGACACCAGAAGAGGTAGTTGGCTGGAGCGCGTACTTCCAGGTGCTAAACGAAGATCAGGAAAAGCAGTTCGCCAGCGCCCGTAGGCGCAGGTAGACTGCTTTTAGTCTTCGCGGTCGATCGTGGCTTATCAGAGCGAGATTGAACTGCGCGTAAAGGTAGTTGCTAAGGAGCTAAACGATCTAGAGCAGCGAATAAATAAAATTCAGACTCAGGCCAAATCAGTAAATCCCTTTACAGCATCTGGAGCGAGTAGAGGCCTTAAGCAGCAAGAAAAGGCTTTAAGGCTAGATAAGCTGGCACTAGATGTTGACAAAAATAGATTAAAGCTCAATGTAGACTTAAATAACGAACGAATCAAGGCTCTAAATTTAAATACGTCTTGGTATAAAGCTTTAGAGACGGGCAAGCAAATTCAGCTTGATATCAATAAGGCTGTTGCAAATGAAGCCAAGCTTCGAGCAAAAACAAGAAGGGCTGCCATTGGCAGAAAAGCCACCGACATCGCAACAGGTTTTGGCTTCCCGCTGTTGTTTGGTGGCGGCGTTGGCCAAGCAGTAGCCGGCGGCCTTGGTGGAGCGGTAGGGGGTTTGGGTGGATCGATTGCAGCTTCTGCGGTTGTATCTCAAGTGCAAGCGCTGTTTGACAGTTTCGGTGAACTGGCTGCTGCTATGGATCAGCCGGTCCAGTTGTTGGAAGAACTTGCTGATAAAGGTTTTGATGTAGGTGCGTCAACTAAATCCTATGTTGAAGCGCTAGAGAGCCAAGGGCGTTTTGCAGAAGCAGCAGCAGTTGCAAATAAAGAGTTAAATAAAGCCTTGGGTAAAGGCGGAGTTGAAGCAGTTCAGCGGTACAAAGAGGAGCAGGATAAGCTTGAGCAGGCTACTACGAAGTTAGCTCTTACAATTTTTACTCAGTTAGGGCCTGCGGTAACTGCTTTTATAGGCTATGTCACTGATATTATTAATAACCTTCCAGGCGCAAAAGCCGCCGAGTTAGCCAGAACAAGCCCTGAATCCACGAAAGGTGTTGCTATTGAAGCAGCAGAACGTTTTGGAAAGAAACAGTCGCAAAATCTTTTCGCAGGGATCTTTAGCGATATGTTTGACTTTGCAGGCGCCGGTGCTGCAGTCGAATACGCAAAAGAGCTTGATCGAGTTTCAGCGGAAACACTCGAAAGCCTTGGCAAACAACAAACAGAGCAAAAGGGAACAGCAGACACCCTTAGAGAGCAGCTAGAAATTCTCAGAAAGCGTGCTTCTCTTCGTGCGTATGAGCTTCCAAGAATACAACAAGAGGAACAATTCCTAAAACGTGAGCTGGAAATTATGCGGATGACTGGTCCGCTCCAGCAGATGGAAAAGCAGACTGCTGAGGCCTTGTTGAAGGCTGACCAGGCAAGGTTTAATTTACTGCAGGCCCGACAAGAGCTTCGGAAACAAGAGAGAAGCCCAGAGTTTGACGGCATCAAAGAGCTGAAGCTGTTAAAAGAGGTTGAAGAAGCCGCAGCGAATTCAAGGCGTGCAGAAGTAGAGGCCGAGATCGCTGTTGAGGCCGAACGAGTTTATGACTTTTATATGGCCCAAGCGAATGCACTAAAAGGCCTTGTGCAGCAATCCCGGACGCGCCTAGACAGAGAAAAAGCGACCTTAGAAGGCCGTAATAAGCTGACTGGAGCGTATTACAGCGCAGAGCTTAAGGTCAATAAACTTGCCATTCAGCGAGCCAAGCAAAAGGGCAACATCAATAAAGCATTGGGGCTTGAGCTAAAACAAGCTAATCTTGTTTATAAAGAAACGCTTGCGCAAATTAAAGCTGAAGTAGAAAAAGCACGCCTGAAAGCTGATCAAGTCAGATTAGAAGCAAGAATTGCAGAAGCTAAGTTTTTAGAGAAAAAAGCCACAGAAGGTGTAAACCAGGAAGACCGTGATGCGCTTCAGGCTAGATATGATGCCGTCAAGCTTGCAGATAAAAATCTAGACATTCAAAAACAGGTTGCTGATGAACAGGTTAGAGGCGCTGAAGCCACTAGAAAGGCTGCCGAAGAGGCAGCCAAGTATGCTGCTAACCAAGAGCGTGCAGCGAAAGCAGCAAAGAAAACAAAGGACGAAAACAAAAAGGCTGCAGAAAATGCGCGAACCGGCTCTTTTCCAGGAATAGGCAGTACCGGTAACTTGGTTATTAATAAAATAGCCAAAAACATATTTGCAGGAGAATTGGGACGGGGAGGAAGGAACCTGGTTACTGGCCTAACCAGCCAGGCGTTACAGGTACAGCTCCGACTGCAAAGAGCGCTTGCGAGGAAACAGGCGTTTGATCAGTACAACCAACAAGCGAGAGAACTGCGAAGGCTTGGTGTCACAGGCGTTCCACAAAACCCTTATCGGAACTACAGAACAGCTACATACACCAGTCCGTTTGGGAGTTTGTCTAGGGGGTTTGCGGAAGGTGGTTATGTTGACCGTCCCACCGATGCGCTCATCGGTGAGCGCGGTGAGAGTGAATATGTGATTCCAGAAAGCAAGATGGGCAACGCGATTAAGCGTTATGCGAGAGGCGCACGCGGCGAATCTGTTGTTGAAGGCAGTAGCGAGACAAGCGCTGCAGGTAAAAAGCGTTCTGGAGCGATAGTAAACATCAGCACTGGGCCGGTAATGCAGATGGACGGTCAAGACTATGTGACAGTGTCCGATTTAAACGACGCTGTTGGCAACGTAGCTGCAGCGATGTCTTCGTCTGATGAAGGTTATGGCAGTAGCGCGAGGGTGAGCTGATGAGTACACAGTTTTATCACCACCAGTTTTCAATACCTGATTTGAGCTTCGTGGCTCGAAACGCTATTGCCTTATCACCTAATTTCCACGCATTCATCTGTGGATCATTCCGAAGCAACCTAGAAAACGAGACCAGCTCAATCACACTGATTTTCCCCATTGGAACGTTCAGTGCAGCTGTATTGGACAACATGGCATCCAAGGCCTATACAGCGACTGTGACTGCCTTTAAGAGCGATCCAAACCTGTCTGATGTTGTGGATTGGACCTTTACAGGAATCATCACAGCCGTTTCCAACAGCCTCACTACGATCAACGTGGTGGTCGGAACGCCGTTGCGTCCGGTGAGCAGTGGTGAAGCACCTGGAATGGCGCCTTTTCGTAGCCTAAGGAGCGATGAGGCCGGTAAACTGCCTATAACGGGTCGCTAGTCATGGGAAATATGAGGCCTAGGCCCCTGCCAAAACTCGGGCCAATGAATATCGATTGGTTCGGTAAAAAACCTGGGCGGAATTACTATCTGCCCAGATCATTGCGTGCAACGCGCCGTGACGGCAACACGCAAAAGCCGACCACACTGCAGCCGCAAAATGTATCGACGTATGGGCTGAACAGCTCTGCCCAGAGTCTGGCTGAGATTGGAACGGCAATCCCGATCATTTTTGGGAAAAAGACGGACAGTACCGGCGGGTTAGTGCATACGCCGTTGATGATTTACCAGCGAATGCACAGTGAGGGAACGTATCAATGGGTTCGTGTCGGTTTTGTCATGGGTGAAGGGCGTCTTGGTTCGCCTCCGGAAAAAGGAATTAGAAACGGTAGTGATTTAATACATTCAATCCAATCTGAGTTTTACGAGCTTGCTTTTAATAATGGACGGTATGTCACAAGTGATCCTAATCATTCAAATACAGTTCATGCCGGAAATTGGCCTAGCATCACCAGCACTCTGACTGGAGACGAAGAGTATTTCACGATTCAAGCGGCTGACAAAAAGCAAGAGCGAGGTTTTTCTCAATCGTTTGATCCAGGCAAAAGTTTTGGATTAGAAGGAGAAGAACCTGATTGCGAGACTTCGCAAGATTCAGAATTTAGTGATCTGCTTCCTTATCCAAACAAAGCGCCGCACGTTAAGTTCAACCCGATTGATGCTTCAATCAGCAACACCCGCAAAACAGATACCACTGAATTCGGCTTTGCCGTAGACATGCCTCAGATCACACCTGAGGCTACAGAAGAATCTGGAACGGTGCCTATTGGCAGTAAATGGAAATTTAAAAACGAAAGGCTTCAGGTTTCAACAGTTTTCGAGCTTTACCCAGGACTTCGTTACGATCAAATTACAGGATTGCCGTTTATCAGCGCAGTATCCAAAGCTCAAACTCAAGTATTTAACGTAGGTGATCCAATTCAAGTTATATCGCCAGAAGTTGCTTTTTATGCCTTATATAGAGGCTATTATGGCCACTTTCCTGCTGAAGACATCGCCAAGATATACGGACAATTCTTGTCAAGCCTTGGGGCGGCAAGCAGAGTGTTGTTTATCAAGACAAACCCAAAAACGTCAAGAATTTATTCGCTACCCATAAGCGAGTTTTTGGCGAATCCCAACGAACCAGAAACAAGCCTTGACTTCGGCAAAGTCAACTGGGTAAGAAAAGATGGACAATGGACTGACGCTCTTTATGACGAAACGGGCGAGTTAAGCAATCCTTGCTCCTTGATAACAGATTCTGGGATGCTGGACGACATTAGGGTTCCAAAATTATTCTTCAAGCTATATTATCGAGAAATTGACACCGCAAATAATACATGGCGTCCTGTTCTTGATAAGCCTTTTTGTTTACTCAACCCAAATACTTCAACGGTATTTGCTGATCTTCGCATTCGTCATCCGTCCTCAGAAGCATACGAATATAAATTTAAGCCAATGATTCCTGTGCAGGCTGAATCAGCCATGCAATTTCGCTATAAAAAATGGGAGCTTGGTATAAAAGCATCCGCTAACAACTCAGCAGAAAAAGTTCCGGTTCTTTACCCCAGCACCAAGAACGAATTCGTTCTGGACGGAAACGACGGCTTCAAACTGATCTATTCTGGTTTTTACGAGCAAGTAACCAGTGAGGTCAAGCTTGACGATCAAACTACAGACATTGGGGTCAATATCTCGTATGTAAACGAAGGAATTGTGGATCAAGCTGACTATCCATTTATGTCAGTCGGGGTTTTAACGTTACGAGCTGGCAAGGGAGTATCAAGCCTTGGGCAATTCAGCGCATATTACGAAAACGGCGCACAAGTGCAGAAAACAGATTTAACGAGTGGTTCGTCAAATCACTTCCCAGATCTCTGCTATCACTTGCTCACTTATTATCCAAGCACCAAGCTTCTGTCAAATAATAATTCAGCTGGTCCGGTAAAGCGAACTCAAATTGACACTGCTTCGTTTTTAAACGCAATTAAGTTTACTGACAAGCACAAGCTTTATTTTGACGGATCTATATATGACTTTGGCGGAATCCATGAGTTCATTAGCGAACACGCCAAGTTCTTCTGCTTACGTTTTGGCATTCGCAACGGTCTTTACAGCTTGTTTCCTGCGCTTTTGGATTCTGCGACAAATGTGGATACAGCGGCCCCTGGACAGGTTGTTACTGGAGATATTATTGATGCGTCGTCTTTCCGGGTTGACTACGCCCCACTGATCGAACGAGACAAAGCGTTTGTAACCGTGATCTGGAGAAGGCAAGACAAGTTCATGCTTGGCGTCAATGAAACGGTGACTGTCGCACCTTCAGGCTATGAGGGTGCCAACAGGCTGACGTATGACTTGTCTGGATTCTGCACGTCTGAAACTCATGCGGAAGCGGCAGCGCGTTTCATGCTTGCAATGCGGCTAAAGCAGGATCGAACTGCCAGCTTTACCTGTGCCAAGAGTGCTGTGGATCTTTCGCCTGGTCGGCTGTTCAAATTTAATTTTTCTGTTTCAACTAGCAGTGGCAAGACCTATGCGAATCAAGATCAGTACCAAGTGACGAGTACCACTTATCGTGAGGATGGATTACTTGACGTTCAGGCGGTCTACATGCCTGCCGGCATGACAGACGCCGTCTTCCGCCGCACTACTTATCCCAAGGTGCCATGACCTATCCAACGCTAGAGCCAACCAGCCGAACTCATACGTTGGGGCAAGCGGGTCAAGATTCTTTTGTTGCTGCAAGCGGTGTCGAGACTCGTGTGTTGTTTGGTTCGTTGGTCATTAGCCAGCAGTTAGAGCTGACCTACACGAATATCACAGAGGCTCAGGCACGCCTCTTCGACAACCATCATCTGAGTGTCAAAGGGACTTTTGAGGCTTTTTCGCTGCCCAGCCAGGCGTTTGCGGGAATGTCAACTTCTTTTGGCACTTACGTCAACAAGTGGCGTTACAGGAGTTCTCCTAGGATTGTGTCGGTAAAGGATGGCGTTCATACTGTTAGCGTGAGCCTGATAGCCGTCACTAGCTAAACTTGTGCCATGGCAAAGTATTTCACTGGTACGAACGGCGCTTTTCTGGTTGACAGCACCCAGACGGCAAAGATCTCTTCGTGGTCTTTGAACGCACAGGTTTCAACGCTAGAGACAACAACGCTGGGCGACCATGCACGGGAATACATCGCCGGAGTCCAGTCGTTTAGTGGAACGGCGACTCTGTATTACTACATTGATTCCAACAGCAATTTAGACGGCAAGGATCTGCTCGAAGAAGTCATTCGCACTGGCGCTCCAGACACCACTCCACAGCACAGCCTTACGCTTCGACTGCAAGAAACGCCTGCTCGTCAGGTGAAATTGAAAGTAGTGATCACCTCGGCAAGCATTTCAGCAACTGTTGGCGAGATCGTGACAGCCGAGATCTCGTTTACTGGAACGGAAGCTCTCCAAGAGGCTTCGCTGACAGCATAATGGCAATTTATCTTGGCAATTCTGGGTTTGTTGAGTTCAACCGTAGTGGGGCTGAGCAAGGTCTAGTTACGCAGGTTGATCCAGCGGATGTAAATACGACCGCTCGTCGTCTGAACTTTGACTTCGAGAACAGCGAGTTTATGACGGGTGACTTGGTTCAGTTCACGCGTCTAACAGCAGCCGGAGCCAACAGCACAAGCAATCTTGACTTTGTCGCGGCTGCAAGTTTTCCGGGTGGAGCGGCGTCACCACAGGCTGAGTGGTACGCCAATGTTGATGAACAAGGCGGAATTCGTCTGTACGATACTTTGACGAAAGCGATCAACGGTGTAATCACTGAGGCTGCTGTTTTAGTCGCTCCATCATCAACTTACAAGGTAAGAGCAGTTTTAAAGAACAACACTTATAGGTGTTTTGGTCAGTTGCAGTCGTATGAGCTGAACACCGATCGCGAGGTTGTTGACGTGACGGTGCTAGGTGAGCACACCCGCAGGAGCATCAGCAGTCTGATTAGTGGTTCTGGCTCGATGACCGCATTTTGGTCTTACGAGGCGGCTGCAGATATTTGCAGAGGCAACGACGAGATTGAGGTGAGCAATTACTATCACCAGCTAATTTTGCGTCAGCAACAGGGATCTGGGTTTAAAGGGCAGTTTTTTATTCGACAGCCAGAGACTAATTCGACTGAAAAAATTGTTTTTTATGAAGTTGATGCGTTGGTGACTGGTGTTGCAGTTTCGTTCGAGCCTGGAAGTGTTGTCCAGAGTCGAATTGAGTTTGTGACAACTGGCAGTATTAACTTAAAGATTCAAAAACCGACGGCCTTGCAGAATCAGTTGATAAATCAAACTGGTGGGGCCTATAACCTTACAAATAGCGCTGGTAGACTGGGCCTGACGAATCCGTAGGCCTTATCGGGGGATCATCGGACCATGGCTGACTACAAAGTCACAGATCTAGTCGAGATCCTCGCGACTTCTGTTGCTGCAGACGATCTGACCCTGCTGGTCGACACTTCGGCTTCTGACGACAAGAAGATCAAGGTCGAAGAGCTAGCAAAGGCTGCAGCCACGCACTTTACGACTGGGTCGATCAACGGAGACAAGCTGGTTGATGACAGCGTGACAGCAACGCAGATTGCTGATGCAACGATCACTGCAACCCAGCTTGCGACTGATTCCGTTGCTAGGGCTGAGGTTACAGCTGGTGAGATCAGTGGAGCGGGAACGAGCCGAGGCAAAGTCCATATTGAAGCTGGTTCGATCAACGCAACAGACATCGCGTCTGGCTCAATCACCAACACCCAGCTGAGTGGTGGAACGTTGGTGCCTACAGGCGGCATCACTGACTCAGAAGTCAGCACTACTGCAGCGATTGCGGTTTCAAAGCTTGAGTCTGTATCGCCAAACTTTCTACTAGCAGGGCCTTCTACTGGTGCAACGCCTGCTGTACCTACAGCTCGTGCGCTGGTTTCAGCTGATCTCCCTGCTGCGACAACATCAGCTTTAGGTGCGGTTTCCGTTCCAACAGGCAACGGGTTATCGCTTGCTGCTGGTGTTCTTAGCCACACCGACACAGTAACTGCAGCTGATCTGGGTTGGATTTCATTTAGCGGCACTGGCCACATTCTTAGTGCTAGGGCGCTTGCTGCCGGTGATTTGCCGGTGGCATCAACTTCAGCACTAGGTCTTGTCAGTGTTGGTACGGGACTTGCGGTCACATCTGGCGGTGTGCTGTCTATCGGCACTGCTAGCTCTAGTGCCATTGGCGGTCTTGCGATTGGCAGTGAGTTTGGACTAGGTGTTGGTTCAACTCTTGAGCTTGCAACAACAGGCGTTAGTGCTGGCAATTATGCAAAAGTCACTGTCAACACTAAGGGTGTTGTCACAGCTGGCGATGTTCTTGCTGATTCGGACATTCCGAACCACAGCGCAGCCCTGCTGACTTCTGGAACGTTAGATATTGCGCGGATCGGAGCTAATACGATCACAGGCGCAAAGATGGCGAATGATTCAACCTGCATCATTTCAGCCACTACGCCTGCAAGTGGTGATTACGAGGGTCAACTGCATTTGAACAGCACGTCCAATACTTTGAGCGCCTGGAACGGATCTGCGTTTGTCGGTGTCAGCGCTCAGGCAACTGTTGACGACGGAACGTACTAGACGCCTTTGCTAGGCTTGTTTTGTAAGTTCCGGCCTTAGGGCGTTAAGGAATGGCAATTCAGAATTTACGCAGTGCGACTGCGAATAAGAGACCTGTTGCTGGCTCAATGTCAGACGGGCAGATTGCCCTTAACACCAATTCGGGTAGTGCTGGCCTGTTCTTCAAGGATGCAAGCGGCAACCTGATCAAAGCCGGTCCTGTTTCTGTTGGAACGTCGGCACCAAACAGCTCACCAGCCGGTTCAGCAGGAAATAGCGTTGGCGAGATTTGGCTTGACACGACTGGTGGCAACTATGTCATCAAGATTTGGGACGGAAGCGCATGGCAGAGTGAAGGCGGACTAACACTCTCTGACATTGGCGTTACGGTCCAGGGCTATGACGCTGATACTGCAAAAACAGATGTTGTTCAAAACTTCACTGCAGGACAAAGCGCAGCGATTACAGCACTGACAGATGCGGCAAACATCAGTGTTGACTTCAGTGCAAGCAACAATTTTTCGGTAACGCTTGACGGCAACCGCACGTTGGATAATCCAACCAATCAAGTTGCTGGTCAAAGCGGAAGCTTCTTTATTACGCAAGACGCAACAACAGGCAGCCGGACACTTGCGTATGGAAGTGCCTATAAGTTTTCAGGCGGTACGGCGCCAACGCTTTCGACTGCGACATCATCGACTGATCGCATCGACTACATCGTGGAGGCAAGCGGCAACATCCACTGCGTTTTCACTGCTAATTACTGATGGGCTTCTTCCACAACAACGCGCTGGTTGGCGCGTCTGGCGCTGCTGCTGCTGGCTTTCAGATTGACCGCAGCTTGAGGTTTAACGATGATGACTCTGCATATTTGAGTAAAGTCTTCGCCTCTGCAGGTGATCGCAAAAAGTGGACTTGGTCTGGCTGGGCAAAGCGTAGTACAGCAGATAATACAACTAACCTTCTGTTTTACGCTGAAACTAGCGCAAGCGCCTATACGCAAATTGGTTGGTCTGGTGATAATTTTCAACTAAACATTGCGTATAGTGCATCATCCTTTGCTTATATTCGTGCTGCAGCAGAGTCGAGAGACGTAAGCGCATGGGCGCATTATGTAGTCGTTTATGATTCGGCTAATGCAACATCAACCGACAGGATGATTTTGTATATCAATGGAACCAGGGTTACTGATTTTCAGACATCATCTTTCCCGACCCAAGACGCATTGTCGCCTCTCAATGCCAATACTACGCACTACATTGGCACTAGAAAAAATGTTAATCAGTATTTTGACGGTTACTTAGCGGAAGTTCATTTCGTCGATGGTCAAGCGCTTGCTCCGACTGACTTCGGTGAATCTGATGCAGATACCGGCGTTTGGAATCCGATTCAATACTCTGGAACGCATGGCACCAATGGCTTTTATCTAGATTTTTCAGACAACACCAGCACAACAACAATCGGAGAGGATAGCAGTGGGAATGGCAATGACTTTACTGCGGCAAACATTAGTGTCACTGCAGGTGCCGATAATGATAGCCTGATCGACACGCCGATGAATTACGAGGCAAGTTCTGGTAACAATGGCGGAAATTATGCGACGTTTAATCCTGTTGGCAGCGAGCAGAATGCCAATGCGCCCCTGGTTAATGGAAACCTTGAGTTTGCTACAAGTGGGTACACAAGTACATGCAACACTTTTGTTAGCACTATCGCGGTATCTAGTGGTAAATGGTACTTTGAAGGAGAGTCTACAAACAACAATGGGCAATGTGCTATAGGAATTATTGCTGCTCGTTTTGTTGAAGAGACCTCAAACAACGGTAAACTCTTCGGCCAATTTTCGGATGGGTATGCCTATGAAGCAGATGGAGGAAACAAGTCTAACAACAACACCAGTACCGCATACGGATCAGCATGGAGGAGCCCTGGAAATATAGTAGGTTGCGCTTTTGATGCAGACAACGGAACTCTTGAATTTTTCGTTAATAACGTGTCCCAAGGCGTTGCCTTCTCAAGTATTCCACAAGGTTCATACTATTTAGCCATTGGAGTATCCAAGGGTAGCAGTGCCTCCAATCAGGGCATGATATGCACCTTTGGTCAACGTCCATTTGAATACACACCACCAACAGGTTATTTAAGTCTCTGTACGCAGAATCTTCCTGATCCAACGATTGCCGATAGTTCGACGGCGATGGATACATTGTTGTATGTCGGAAACGCTACTGCGCGGTCAATCACTGGTTTAGATTTTGCACCAGATCTTGTATGGATTAAAAACAGATCACAAGGCGATTATCACTTACTTACTGATACGGTTCGAGGAGCTACCAAGCAACTTACCTCTTCTTTGACTAATGCAGAGGCTACGAATACACAAGGCTTGACAGCATTCAACTCTGATGGCTTCGACATAGGCACGCACGTTTTCTATAACACCAACAATGAAAATTACGTTGCTTGGTCTTGGGACGCTGGAACGTCAACAGTTACCAACACTGACGGAACCCATAGTGCCCAGGTTCGCGCAAACTCTTCAACTGGATTTTCGATTAGCACTCACTCACGAACCACTGCGGCATCAATTAGCACTTGGGGGCACGGTTTAAACGCTGCTCCTGAGTTTGCGATTTTGAAGCCCTACAACGGTGCATACAACTGGATTGTTTGGCACAAAGATATGGGCAACAGAAAACGCATTTTTCTCAACAGCACTTCTGCTGGCAACACTTATGGCTTTGATGTTTGGTCTTCTGACAGCACAACACTTGGAATTTACGGCACGATTATTGCTGGTGGCGGTACAGCACTTGACTGCGTGACATACGCCTGGACACCAATCGAAGGTTATAGCCGTTTTGGCTTTTATGAAGCCAACGGAAATGCTGATGGTCCGTTCGTGTTTACCGGATTCACTCCGAAACTAATCATGACAAAGGACATCGATAGCACTAGCAACTGGAACGTTTATGACACTTCACGGGACACATATAACGTTGCAGATGCGAAACTGAGCTGGAATTTGAATAACGCTGAAAGCACGCTTGCTGCTGTAGATATTCTTTCCAACGGATTCAAAATTCGGACAAACAACGCAGACATGAACGAAAACACAAGGACGTTCATCTATTGCGCATGGGCCGAAAATCCATTTAAAACCGCCCGTGCGCGGTAATCTTTAACCATCGCCCTCACGGTCATGTTCACTGTCAGCGGTCAAACAGTTAAATACGATCAAGCCTGGACTCATCCAGACACTGGGGTTCAGTATCCAGCGAACTGGTTGCGTTTGGCGTCACCAGCCGAAAGAGAAGCA